TTTTTCGTCTTTGGTTAGAGTCTTTTCATCACCGTCAAACAACATACTAGATTCCAATTCCCGATAAGACATACCTAATTGATCTTCGTCGGTTCGCCCGTCATCCCACAGTCCGTCCGTTGGTGGGGCATCAATTATTTCTTGTAGCAATCCTAGAAACGTGCCTAGTTCCCAAACTTCAGTTTTAAGACAATCACCGATGGGACTAATATCCACCCCACCGTCACCGTACTTGGTAAAGAATCCCACTCCAAAGTCTTCAACTTTGTTACCAGTTCCTACTACTATCCCGCCTTCGGTTTGTGCTAACTGATACAAGGTCATCATCCGTAGCCTAGCTCTGCTATTAGCCAATGCTAATAAATTTGCATCCGGCCATAAGTTTTCAAATGCCTTCCAGGATTTGTTTAGATCAATAGTTACATGTTTGACATTTTGATATTTTTCTTCTAACCATTGTCCGTGCTTGATACTCAAGATATGAGTAGACTTACTTTGTTTAATAGGCATGCTTACTACTATGGTGTTAACACCAGTTTCAGCGCATAGCGTACTGACCACAGACGAATCAATTCCGCCAGATACTCCAACTACTAGAGTAGTTATTTTATTTTTTTTAGTATAGTCTTTGATCCATTTGGTGATAAACTTTGCTCGATCTTTTACTTTCATACATTGTCCTTATAGATAGTGTTTCTGTACCAATCGTTGATAGGATGCTGTGTATCCCTAAACCACCAATACAAATCCGGACCAACCCAATCAGAAAATTGAGCTTGATACCATTCAATAGTTCGAGGATATGTTATCCAATTAGGATCATACATTCTTTTTTTTGCTTTTATTGGCTTGTCTGGTTTATGCAATCCAATAAACACAAATTTAGTAGCATAGTTCATCAGCTTATCACGCAACCACGACATATCAACATCCGGAATACTGCCTAACACCTGTGTACATATAACAGCATCAAATGTTTGTCCAACAGGTTCTATTTCAAATTCTTTAACACAAGGATCAAATTTGTAAACACTTTCTGCATTTATCCTAGTTTGAAACGTCATTGGCTCTGTTACTTGACCGTGTGGCATTCCGTATGGCACCATATTTGTATATTGTCTACCTTTGCCACATCCATAGTCTAGTACAGTTTTTGCATTGTATTTGTCCATAAGAACACGAATTTGATTGTGATAATTTTTGCAATCGTCACCACCCCAACTGCTGTTATTCAATTGAAATTGTTTTCCTAATTCCACACTTTGTTCATAATATGACGACGGCATCAATATTCCTTAATTATTATATCTTTATTGTTTAAAACCCAATCCATTTCATTTCCTGTAATTCTATATTGCTTAACCCAGTCACATAAAATATCATAATGAGAAAACTCTAAAAATTCTTTGCGAACCAGATACATATGGCAACTTACCATAATAGATCTAGCGGCATCATTTCTTATATTTTTAAATAACAAATTTCCGTTTTTAGAACGATCTTCAATGCACTTTTGTAATGCAATATCTCTAGTAGTTAGTCCTTTTTTATGTGATACTACCACAAAATCGGTAATCTTCTTTATATCATTAACATCTATTTTAAATCCTTTTTCAGAATAGTAATTTCTAAAATCGTATCCTAGATAGACAATGTCGAGAGTGTTGTTAACTACATTATCAATAGCTTCTAATAACATTTCTATTGAGCTGTCGGTAAACCAAATGTCTGTTCTAAATTTTATTATAATATTTTCTGATAAAATTTCAGAACTTTTCATAAAGTCAAAAACTTGACAGCCCCCACTAAGTGTGAATATGCATTCTGTTCGATCAAAGTCTGGGAGTTTGTGATCATAGACGGTTACTGGATATTTTTCTTTTATTTTATCAATTACTTTGACATGATTAGAAAACGTAACTGATGAAAATTTATCAGCACCTGTGTAAAAAATTGCTATCATTTTTTATTAATAAACTCTTTCATAGGATTAACAAGGTCAGCGGTTAACCCAGATATTACTCGATCTTGGTTATAGAACAAGTTAAAATTGTGATCAATTCTATTTAATGTTTCGTTATCGTACGGCGCTTTTTTATAGTTAGAAACATTATTAGTGATAATAGAAATTTTTTCACCTAAGTCCGATGTTAGATCGTAACTTTCGTCAAATATGTTATCATAAGATACAAACCCTTGAGATTTAAGGTATTTCAGTATACCGGCTTGTCCTATGACTATAAAGGGGTGTTTCATTCCAATCGGTTTGTAAATTTTTTCAGTTAGAAAAATAATAGCCTCGTCCCAACTTCTTGCAGACTCTAGTGCAATTGTAAAACAAGTATCATCATACCAACTAAAATTTTGATAACGATGCCATGTAATATTTTCTTTATTTTCTTTCACAGGTAATGATACACCATGACTAATACAACTCCAAAGTGCATCAGAATTTAACCACGGTTTTAACGAAGTAAGTATTTCGTCACGCCAACCTCGCGCATGGCCGATTGGCATTAAAAATTTCTTAGAATAATTTCTTTCTGGGCAATATTGATCATATTGATGCATCTTCCACCATAAACTTTCATTGTACCAGAAAAAGTTAGGAACAAACACAGCTCCTTCTACTGGTTCAGTATTATAGTTGCCATAAAAATACAAATGATTTGGATTACGCAATTTGCCATACAATTTTTTATATTTTCCGGTATAGCTTTCCCACGTTGCGTCTACAATAACTCGTCTATCGTTAAACTTTTCTCGTTGATCTTGCACTAGATATTGTCTAGCCCCAACAACAAAAACGGTATCGTCACTATAGGCTTTGCCTTCAACATAGTGCTCAACGACAAAATTATCATTGACTATTTTTTGAAACCACGGAGAATGAAAGAAAGAATTTTCTTGATAGGGAACTGCATATAAGACTAATGTTTCTCTGTTTGCTAAATGTTTTTTCATATTTTTGTACTCATGTACCAAGGCATAGCGTCTGGCATTTTGTGCCCAAATCTTTTCATATCTTCGATGATATAATCATAGCCCACTTGCCACGGATCAAAATTATCTGGTAATTGTTTTCTAATTAGATAAATTTGAGACATGACATTGTACGCCCTGTCTTGTGTGGTCAACATCGATCGAAACAACTTTGTGCCACATGCCCGTTTTGAAGGCTTAGATGATTCTATGTTTTGATATATTTCTTTTTTATCTTTTAATACATTCTTATTGACAACAATCACAAAATCTTGGACCCAGGACTTTTCACTAATATGTTCTTTGGTATATGTATGTCCGATGTAGTCTTTCCAGTTGCATCCGATAAAAGATGCATCTTGCATGCCATCAACAACTAATTTTACTTCCTTAACTATAGCATCCATTGCTCCATTAGTAAACCAAAGATCGCTTCTAAACTTTACAACGATATCCTCTTTAACTTTTTCTACACCCTCTAAGAAATCAAAAATTTGTATACCGCCACTTTGTTGCCAAGGGCTGGGGCTAGGTTGATCGAGTTCTCTAGTGAAGTCGTACTTTATTACTGAAGCAATTTGTTCTAGTTTAGATACAAGGACTTGATGATTTTCTCGACGCATAGATGCATATCGACGTTGACCTATATACATTACTGCAATCATTAAAATTTTCCAGCTCGGTCAAGACTAAACCACCATTTGTATAATTCGTAATCAAATTGCATCCGGTTGAGCATATCCCAACCTACCTGCCAGTCAATGGGGTAGTCTTGATATTCGTTACGAATTAAATATATTTGACAAGCAACAACACGTGGCTTGCAAGATCTAGAGCAGATGAGTTTATAGGTAGAATTAGCACTTGGATATCTGGACATCTTTCCTACTTGGAGTGCTGCTAACGATATCTTGGCATCGTTTAATTTTTCTTTGTTACAAATGATAACCCAATCAAGCACCTTATCAGTAACAAGATAAGGATATTTAAAATAAGTTTCTTTCCATAAGGGATTTTCTTGTAAATCTCTGTCAGGGGGATTCCCTAATAATCCCATGCCACAAAATGAAATGTCGTGTTCCTCGTTGATTATGCTTTCAATCTCTTTCACCATAACATCGATGGATGATGGTGTGAACCAAACATCTTTTCTAACTTTAATAATAAACTGTTCTTGTACCTGTTCGACTGCTTTATAAAAATCCCAAACTTGTAGCCTAGCGGCACCTTTGTCGTCTTCCGGAAAGGGACAGTCACTACGGTCTAAATTAGGTTGAGAAAAATCATACACAGTTACTACCCACTTGTTAGACAACTGTTGAATTAACCGTTCATGATTAATTTTTGAAATTTCTGGAAATCTATTCTGCCCAATATAGACTAGTCCAATCATATACTAATAGCTCTAATCAGTAAATGCCAGCCTAGGTATTCTTTAACAGCATGTCTCATAGTTTCGGGCATCGCTGCAAACCACGGCTCTAACTCGAATATTCCATTTTTATATTGAGGGATCTGATACATAAAACAATGATCTTGTCTTACACGCTCTATAGTGAATTTATCTTTTAATAACTCGGAAATTTCTTCTTTGGTGTAGGCTACCGCGTAGGGGCATCCTGCCTGTGCTTCAAATTGATCCAATCCTTGCTGAATCATAGCATACTTCCAAGAATTTTTAGCATAGACCATGAATTTAAATTCGCTGCCAGGCACTAGTACACTTCTTACTCTATCAATAATAGTATCGATATCTGGATAGTGATGTATAACTCCAAAACTATAAACAAGATCAAATTTACCAAGTTTGGATAAATCTTCGCTAGCAGCGTCTATGTTTACAAAATTACCAGATAGTCCGTAAACATCAAATCTTTGTTTTGCTAGTTTAATGCTTTCGCTACTAATATCAACTCCGGTATATATTGCACCGTGCCTGGCATATTCGACAGCATCTGTTCCAATACCGCACCCAATTTCTAATACTCGCTTGCCGCGCCATCTATGAAATCCAGCAAAGTCTAATATATGAGGTTCAGCACGGTATCTTTTTTCTCTAACGGCCTCAAAATATTCTAAGGTGCCTATTGGAAAATCACTGTGTTTTACATTACAGGGTTGATTGTTCCAGTAGTCTACAATGGTGTTAATATTATCTTGCATGGCGTGTATTTCCGTAATGAATTACTTTAACAGTATCGGTACTAGATAACTTTCTCCAAGGGTCAACAATAATTGAACCAGTTGCTATTTTGCAGTATGGTTTGGTATCTGCTTGTTCGCCAGTATACTCGTAAGTAATCTTACGATTGTGTGCCCATAGAAATACCGCCGGCCCTTCTACATTATCGACAACTTCTTCTTTGTTGTCTGCAAGTGGATCAACATACACAACTGGTAATCCTGCTTCTTTAATATAGTGTCCTACTAATGTGCTGTAAGAACCAATGCAGTATTCAACATCTGGTTTGTACGCTTTACCGTGAATTACAACGGGCAATCCGGTGGCCTGGGCCTGTTCAACTAAAAATAATCCCAAGTTTTTTGCTTGAATTTCTCTGGCATGCATGATTGTGTCAAATAAATCGTAACCGATATCGTAATGCTCGGCTAACCAACGTAATGCAATATTGTCACGTGGATGGCAAGCGCCTGCATCGCCCATGCCGGCGGTCATATACTTAGGACCTTGTAGCCGCATAGTACTTCGAGCCAATGCGTTAGTAACAATATCAACATTGATATTGCCAATTTTCATCGCAAAGTCTTGGATCATATTCACAATACCAACTTTCGCCGAGATGTATGTATTATAGAAAATTTTAATAGCTTCGCATTCGTCCCAGGTACCAATTTCGTATCTAGGATCATTGTTCATAATAGTCTTATACAACGAAATAAGTTCACCTGCAACACCAGTTAATCCACCGTCTTCAGTTCCAATAATAACCATCTCTGGATTGGCCATATCCCATTTTACACTGCCCATTGCAATTAGATACGGGTTATAAAGAAATTGATGTTTGGAATCTAACAAAGGAACGAACTTAGAACGTGTTGTACCGGGAAGAACGGTACTAATCAACACAATTTTTTTACTAGACTTTGCATGTTGATTTACTTTGTTAATAGCATCAATAACTGCATCATGTCCAAAATCTTTTGGAGCCATATGAGAGCTTGGAACAGAACCGTCATAGCCTTCTGTGTGGGGAGTAGGAACAGCGATAAAAATCCATTCGCTCTCGTTGATCAATTCGTCAATGTCACACACTTTCACGGTATTGCTTGTTCGTGGATAAATGTCATATCCTCTAACTTCGTGTTTTTCGGCCATAACTTCAGCGCAATCAAGTCCTAGCTTTCCAATTCCAATAAATCCGATTTTCATTTTAATGGTCCTTTTTAACAATATATTTATTTTTATTATGTGCTAACATAATTTATAAGAAATCTGCAAGGTTGTCGTGATTTCTTTTTAGGTTGATCGCAATAGCACGAGGGTAGGGATTTGCTTCGTTGTAATCATTGATTAGTATTCTTTTGGTATTAGGCAATCCTGTTAGTAATTGAAAATCGGTAAAATCTAAACTTCTTAACATCTTTTCGATTGCTGTATGATATTTAGACGGACGGGCTGTTGTAAAAATAATAGTAGATCCACGGTTTATTAATTCTTTTATTCTTGCTAAATTCTCAGGTAATGGTACCGGTGTAAGACTATATTCGTGTCTAGCCTGTGCTTGTATAATTGTTCCGTCGATGTCGCAAAACAAAACAGCTTTATCGTTGTAGTCAAACCACTCTTCGGCAGTACCAACATCTACATAATTTTTTATAATATTTTCGTTAAAGATGTGTTTATTATTTAGGCAATCTTCTATAATATGGCTAACAAATATTTCTTTGACATTAGCACCGGATAAGTTTTCAAATGCGGTTAAAAACAATTTAGCTGATTCAAATTTATATCCGCCAACACAGAATTTATTAGATACTACTTGTTTTTCAATAATATTGGTAATAATACCTTGATTGTTAGATATGATAAAACTCTTTGATGCCAGCCGTTTTAGTATCTCGTGTTGTTGAATTTCTGACACACACACGTAGTTGCCTTCTTGATAACTGTGATCGAAAAAACTGTCACAATCTTTTATTAAAATTTCTTCGTCTTGAAGATTTAATTCTTTAAGAATTTGATATACTGTGTCTGCAGGACCAGATGTTTGATTTTCTAAAATGACAACTCTAACAGCATCACCATATTCTTGCTTTATGTATTCGGATGTTTTGTATTTGTCATTATGTTCTTTTAGCATCCCAATAGTTATGGAATGTTTACCCAAAAAAGGTTCTATGGCTTTTTCGAACATCATTTTTCCAGTGAAGTCAGTTAATGTATATTTAGGCCGCATATTAGGAAACCTTGTTGAAAGTCCTGCTGCTGGAACAATTATTTCCATAGTCGAGTTATTCCTTGTGTTAGTAAATTTCTTTCTACAGTGTTTGGCAATGTGTATTTAATGATTCGTAGTAACATTAGAATCAACAAATAATCATTGTTGGCATCTGGAAACCGGTCAAGTATTTTTTGTTGAATTGCACTAATTTTTACATCAACACTGATCGGATTATATCTTAAAAACCAACCACACTCTAAATCTTGTCTTAATTTAGCAATATCAAATACATATGAATCCCATATACCTGAAGAACAATCGATCATAAAAAAACCACGGTCTTCGGTATAAATGATGTTTTCTAAAGTAAAGTCTCCGTGATACAACGATGCCGGTAATACCTTTGGCAATTTTTCAAAAAGTTCTTCTGCCGTAAATGAAAATTCAAAAAAATTACACGATGAAAGAAAGTTTTTATAGAAAGCAGAGTAATCTTTCATCGTGTTATTTTTTGAAAATTCTGTTAGGGTATTTATGATAAAGTCGGATAAATTTTCGTAATTATGTGTAACTAGATAAGTTTTAATATCTAATCCGTGTAGATATTCAATATCTAATCGATCGTCGACTCTGCCATAGATTTTAGGTACCGGAAATTTATCCGATAATTTTTTTAATTGTTCTTCATTGCGATCTATGTTACCTATTTTTCTTATAAAGAGCATTTCACGTTTTTTCATTAGCATTACCTGCGCTCCTGAAAACCCACGAAGTTCTTTTATAAGTTTTGCAGCCATTACTTAAATGCAACTACTCTGCTATCAATAGGACTCTTACCATGCAGATTATTTTGTATTTCTATTCTGCTAAATCCAGCTTCCACGAAGATTTTACTCATACTGTCTGCACTGTATCCCCATTTATGTAACATGGTCGGATCCGGATATCTTACACTATCTCCGTAGATTCCAGAAATAGTTCTTTTTAACAATCGTTTGTCGTGAGTCCAAAAACAATCAGGGTTATTTACTACCTCTTGGCACATCTTCAGTAGATCTGGCCATTCCATTGCCACAAAACCGCCCGGTTTGCAGATTCTATAAAACTCTCTGTACATAGGGAGAATATGTTGTCTGCTGATATGTTCGATAACATGTACTGTTAATATTTCGTCAACACAATTATCAGGCAACGGAAAAATCTTAGTAATATCATGGATGGTAACATTAGGATCATGGGCCATATAATCACCGTCTATATTAATATATCCATCAAAATATCTGTTCCCACAGCCAAGGTGCAATTTCACCGGTTGACTTTTTTTTAATTTTTCTTGTACTTTATCATTAATCATTTTTTAGTTCCAAACATGTTAATCATTGAATATGGGAGATATTTTTTTGAAGAGCCATCTGCTCGAGTTTCAATGAATGCCCGCCGACGATCAAAGTCACTGTCTCTTTCTACAAATTCGACGCTATCAGGAAGTTCTGCAGAATACGCATACTTGGACCATTGAAATTCTGGAAATAAAAATTCAATAGCCTTAAAACTGTATCTATAATAATCGTCGGGATATTTATGATATTTCCAAACCCACGGACTGTTGATATATAATTTTCCGCCAGGCTTAACTAACTCAGATAAAACGTTAGCCATTAACCACGGTGTTGGTGTGTGTTCGAGAACACTACAGCATATTACAAGATCAAAATAATTTTTAGGTAGTGGATGATTGTCTTTGGTTAGATCACAAACAACATCAACCCCTGCACCTTCTTCAAGATCAACCCCTACATATTCAACCCCTGTGTAGTTTTCTCTAAATTCAGAAACGCTGACAATTTTGCTGCCTATTTCTAGGACTGGGCCTTTAGCATTAGGATATACTTTTTTTAAATAGTCAATGTCATTCGGGCTTCCCATATCACATACCTAGTTGTCGTCTAACTTCGTCGATAAATTTTTTTGATAGTACACGAGCAGAATAGTTTTGTTCTGTATACTCTTGTCCTAGACGAATACGTTCTTGCACTTCTGCTGGATTTTTCAAAGCCCATTTTATACCTTCAATATAATCTGCCTGCCAGGTGTAAGGTGCAAATTCTTCATAACTGGCCAATGCAGTTGTAATAACAAATTTGCCGGACATTAAACTATCAATTAATCTATTTGCACTTTTGGTATCTGTGCGAGGGTTATCTGTTTGTACAGGCATTAGCACAATATCGCATTCAGACAATAATTGGCCCTGACGTTCCCAAGTCCATTCTTGCATGTCAAGTTTACTAAAATTGATTCCGCTGATTTGTCCCTTAGCCTGTCGAAGACTCATTTTGTTAATAAGTCTGTCTGTCTTGGCACTGATCATGGTATACTTGTAATTGCCAATTTCTTTTTCTAACCTCTGCCATATTTCTACAACAGGTAAAAATTTAAAACTTGATTGACTACCAAACCAAAACAATTTAATTTCTTTACCCGGATTAAATGTTGGTTCTAGTTTAGGTCGTTCAAACGGATCTGGCATGACTATGCTGTCTCGACCTGTATGATGTTTAGTACTAACTCCCATTTGTACACTGTTAACAGACACTAAATCTGCCAATTGACAACAGGGTTCGTATTCTTCTTTTTCTTCAAATTTGTTATCACAAAGATCGTAGATGGTTTTTGCACCTAGATCTTTAGCACGTTGTATACTACTAGGCTGGCTACGTTTTAAAAATATTACTACGGTATTAGCATCAACGTCTTCCCAATCGGTTAATATCTTAGCATCGTAGCCTTGATCAAGTAATGCTTGGCAGGTAACTTCACCGCGTAATCGATGACTAGCACGTTTTGGTTTATATGCATCACTAAAGAATCTTATTTTTATTTTGTCCATTTAAGTACCCAGTCTTTGTTAAATTGTTCCACTACTCGATATCCCCAACCTTCTAAAATTTTAATTGCTGGAGTTTCATTCATATCATTTTGATACTCATGCTTTTGTTGTTCAATGACCAACACTGGTTTATTCTGTTCGATGGTTTTCATAGCACCGGCAAGGATTTCTCCTTCAAACCCTTCAACATCAATTTTAATCATGTCCACATTTGTTAGATTAAAGCTGTCTAGAGTTTTTAAAGGAATAGTTCCTTTTCCTATTGATGACTGATCAATGTGTGTATGTCCTGTATTTCCTTGAACAATATTCATTTCAATAAAACTTTCTGCACGACCTAATGCCATTTGATACATGGTATAATTAGATCCTTGAACATTCTTTTTAAAGCATTCTATAAACTCGGTTACTGGTTCAAATGCAATAACGTGATCAAAAGACTTAACAAGGTCACAGGCCCATAGGCCAACATTTGCTCCTATGTCAATACAAATTCTTTTTTGATCACAAACCGCAACGGCAGCATCCCTTGCTCTATACTGATACCTAGTAACTCCATCTTTTCTTAAACTTTTTTCCAACATCCTTGGGAAATGATCGTCATAATCAGGAAACCAAAAACCATGTGATTGTTTCATTAAATTTTACTCCAGTATTCTTCAGTTCGTTTTACCTTAAGATCAATTGGTTTACTATGTCCCATGGTTTTTCTATCATCGCCTTTTAGATGATCAAGATATGCACCCCATTCACAATTAATTAACGGATGGCCTTCACCTGTAATAAGGTGACTGCTCCAGTCTAGTTCATTCAACGGCATAGATTTTCTAACTTCGTCAAATACAAAACTATCATGCCACTCAGCCATGGTAAAAATACCCTGTTCAGCGTTGTCATATACCCATTGAAATTTTCTTAAGAAATCTTGAACTGCGGGATTACGTAAATTCATTGCATACAACCCACATTCTGTATATTTGCCTTTTCTTCCTAAGAAACATATATCTTTATCTGCAGGAATTAGACGTTGTAGTGTTGACATAGTAATAGGACTATGACAAACCATGTCAGCATCCATCCAAACTAAAATATCTGCGTCAGTATTTTTGGCAGCATCAAAGATAGCATAAACTTTGTGAGAAAATCTTACAGCATGCCATTTAAATCCTTTGCCTGCATCTTTTCTTTTGGACCTAACAGGATCATCCATGACATTGCCATTGGCCTTAGGTACATTTTTCCACTTTTCTTTAAATGCCATTAACTCCGGTACTTCTTCAAGACGTTTCAAAGTTACATGGTTGTGATTTTTGATAGCAGGATTGCAAAGTTCAGGATAGATATGTAATGTAACCTCTTCAGGCCAATTTTCACAAAAACTATCAATCATTCTTTGAGCATATTTTTTTAAACCTTCGGGATTAAAGGTTGTTACTACGGCTATTTTCATTTTCTTATGACTTTCCAAATTTGGTATGGTTCAATTATAGTTATCTGTTCGTAGTGGATGCGTTTAAATAAATCATAATAGTCTCGATTGATAGGAAAGGCCTGATTTAAAAAAATCACCGGTGAACATTTACGGGTTAACGGTACTAAAAATTGTAAAACATTATTATCAAACCCTTGATTTATAAACACCACATGAATGTCATTTAATTCATTGAAAAATCCAATATCTGTTATAGGGATAATATTTTTTACCTTAGGCGCTGGCACAGCGTCGACATAAAAAATTGTATTCATACCTTCTATTAGATCATTTAGATAAGCAGATTCGTTTCCAATTAAAATTGCATTGGATGTGGATTTTCCGCAGGTTTTTAAGACACGTTTTATAAACTTTGACATAGGTTTGAATTAAATACTCAGTTATTTATTACATATGAAATTCAAACTTTACAGAAACTATGGGGCATTAAACAGTCCTCTAATCTTTGATGCCTTTGCCTCCGGAGTGAAAAACCTTGGCCATGAAATTGTTGACAACCATGAAGATATTGTGGTAATTTGGTCAGTTTTATGGCACGGACGTATGGCAGCTAATCAACAGATTTACGATCACTGTATAAAAAATAAAAAACCAGTCATTGTGATTGAAGTAGGGAAGCTCAAAAGAGGAGTCACATGGAGGATCTGCGAGGAT